GTAGTCTCTAATGCAGCGGCGTTAGTTTTATTAGCGCAAGTGATTGATTGAATTTGACCACCAGAAGGACCAGCGACGATAATTGCAAAATTACCTTCGACTGCATCTCCAGCGGTAATTACTACGCTACCACGTTTTCCTAAGCTTTGTTCTGAGAATGCGGGTGTTGACATGATTGTTTATTATTGATGGGTTAGGTATTTCTGTATGTTTTAAATTTTCGAGCTACGTTTGTATTAAAAACGCCCTGAGACTCTATCTTAGCTAGCTCATCCTCAAGTACTTGATTTACGATACTTAATGATAACGCGAAGTTATTTTCTGAAGCGTTTTGCTCCACCGATCTTTGCCAAGTATAAGCAGCGTAATGCGCCATATATGGCATAAATTCTTCTGGCAATTCAGTGCTTAATTCGTCCGTTTCCGATAAGTTGACATCCAAAGGTTTTTTATAAGTAACAAAAGCAGAAGAAGCGCTAGATGAAGATCCCATTATTTTTGCGGATCCCCCCTTTACGTAAAAGTCGCACTCCTGAACGTGATTCCCTTCAAAGGGCTGTTGTTTGTAAACTCTAAGAAAAGTATCTATATTGCTCTTGGATCCTTCTGAGCTAGACACTTCGGAGCTAGATACAGTTCTTTCTTCACCAACTACCAAATATCTTTCCCAATAGTTTGAGGCTCTATAAGCTCTTTTAGCTCCTTGATTCCATAAGGAAACCAGCCTTTTAAATGCAGCTGAAGTGCTTGCGTATTCCCTGCCTATAAGGGCAAAGGTTAAATCCTTTAGTTCTTGAAATGTTGCGTTACTTGTAGCCATTACATTCTAGTTGCCGCCATCCCATTGGGGTGCAGTATTTTTTTGTTCATCCAGCCGACAAAGTCTTCGCTGGCAAAGGCTTCTTGACCGTATTGTTTTCTAAGCTTGTAGAACTCCTCCATTGGGACTGAGCCAACGTGAACGCCTAAAGAATCAGAGGATCCACCGTTAAATCTTTGCGCGGATTTCATGGCTAGCTTTCTGCGGTTGCCTTCCGCTTGCGCATTAAAAACACGTTGCCATTTAGATTTAATCATCTTCTGCATGGCAATCTCTACATCTTCGTCTGTAAATTCAAAGGACATAATTATAATGATTATAAAAAGAGCAAGGGGAGCAAGTCCCCCGACTCAATGTATTTAAGCTGAAGGCTCGTTGGCAACCTCAAAGCCGCTCGGATCTAATCTCAACTGAATGCTATAATTTCTTACGAATTCTCCAGTACTGTTATCTTCACTGGTTGATCTAGAAATAGTCATTTTGGTTGGAATGTCCGCTGTAGGAATTGCGTTGTACTTATTAAAAAGTAACTCGGCGATCCCGTAAATAACTTTACGTGCATCTCCGCCAGATGAGTCATCAGCTTCTGCGCTGGTAACTTCTGTGAGAGCGTTTGCAAAATCAAGAGTTAAACCGCTGGAATCGGATGAATACCCTGTACCAAAGAACTCTTGGGGTTCGTTGTATGCTGATGTATCAAATGCCATTGTATTTTTAGTTAAAATTAAAAGGGCTGGGGGTATTAACCCCCGAGCCCAGAATTAATTAGCTAGCAAGGTCGATGTCTGTAATCTTGCCAAGACCGTTTGGTCCCTTACAGATTAGAGTACCCATGCAGTCGATGTAGCCACGAGGACCAGCACCGCGATCTTCAAGCATTGTGGAGCCCATAGAAAGAGCTTCACCCCAAGCGAGAAGACTTGGATCGAGGATATAGCCGCGATCATGCTTACCAGCAGCCGATTCTGGCATACATTTTGGATTAGCAGTAATGATCTTAACGATACCGAATGGACCTCTGAAGAGCTCTACGTTGTATTCGACAACAGCTTCAGAACCTTCTACGTTGTAACGAACTTGACTGCCAGAGCTGTCAGCGCGTGTGAACTCGTCAACAATATGATTGCGAAGAGTAGTGTCTGCAACTAAGTGCAAATCCTGAATTTCACCAACTTCGTTGAAGATGCTTCCAAGAAGTCCAGCGAATTCGCTTTCAGTCAATGTACTTGCGTCTTTCTTGATGCTAGACTCAGGAGTTACGAAGTCCGCAGGGATAGCTGTTGCTTCGTCGTTTGTAGTATCTGGGGAGTTATTAATCCACTCTCCTAGACCTCTGCTCTTCCCAGCTGTGCTACCGCTTCCAGCCTTAGCTACGTTGTCACTAGCGATTGATTTCTCGATATCGCGAAGAAGCTGAGAAGCAGCCTTTTCTTCTGCTTGCTGAAGCTTAACAGGAGTTACTGAATCGTAAACCTCTTGTTTCTTGGATACTAAGAATTGATCGCGGAAGTGCTCAACTCTATTGTCTAGTCTAGCTAGACCGCTGAATTGCTCTGCATCAGTGCTGCCAGTTGCGGAGAAGTCAACGTCAACGCCTTCGACTACTGCTACATCAGCAGGGTCACGGAGGCTGTCAACTGTCCACTCAACCTTGTCGGCGGATACTTTTTGCTTTGAAAGCAGACCATAAATGGGTGCTTGACGTGGTGAAAGAACGGTAGTTAGGTCCAATAGTTCTTCTCTATTGGAGTTAAGTCCACCATTCTCGTATGATTTATCGAATGATAATGCCATAGTATTTGTGTGTTATATTGGGTTTTAAGTAGTTCGTTTGAACAATGAGTGTTTGTTTTGGATCTCTAAAGTCCTTAGTTCTCTAGCGGCTTTGAGGTCCCCTGTTTTTGCTGCGTTTCTTAACTTCTTGACTCGGACATCGCCCCTTGATTTTGGTGATGCGGATCCTGCCGCAGAATCCCTAGCTGTGCTAGGCAATCTTCTAGGCAAAGTAATCTTTTTTCCTTTTGGTGCAGATTTTTCGCCAGACATACTGTTTGCCGCGTGTAACAACTGATACTTCAGTTTGTATCCTACGCTTGGAGCAATGCTTTCAATTATCGCTATATCGGATGACGAAATCATTTCATCATACAATTTAGCTGCCTTTGAATCATTGTCCTGCAACCAAGTAAACTCGGACTCAGCCTTTTTCTGAAGTTCTTCCGCTTCGCCCATAGATTTTTCTATATTGCGGAGGTATTCCCTTTGCTTTGGAATATCTTCGTACTGATCCTGTAGGGATTCAACGTACTTAAATACATCCTGCCTAGAGAAGTCCTTTCCTTCGTGCGTGAAGTATTCTTCATCCCCTCCTAGCCACTTTTGATAGAACCTTATATTATTTTTGATTTTATCTTGAGCTTCATCTAAATCCCCCTGACTTCTTATATCAGCTAGTGCTGATTGAGGCTTGGCTATTTGTTGAATGCCCTCTTTTAGTGCTTGGTCCTTAGCGGCTATTTGAGACTTTAGGTCTTTGATCTGCCCAGTCAGCTCTCCGATTCTTTTACCGCTACCGCTTCCCATCTTCTTAGCTAGCTCAGCTAGCTTGTCTACTGGCAGTGTTTCTACTGCTTGAGTTGCGATTTCAGATCTAGTATCATCATCTAGAGCGTCCCAGTCAATTTGAGAAAGAACGTCTTCCTCGCCCTCTTGGACTTCCTCCTCCTCTGATTCATCGTCCTCTACTTCGGGTGCGTCAATACTGGACTCCTCAACGGGATCCTCATCAACGTCCTCCGTAGTTTCCTCAATTTCTTGAGTACCTTCGGGCTCTGTTTCAGCACTTGGATTAAGCCGTTCCAATCTTTCCTGACGAATATCATCAAGGCTTTTTGGTTCGGACGATTCTGTTTCCATCACTTCTTGTTCGGGGGCAGTGACGTTACCCGTATCTTGTGTATCTTGCATAACTACTTTTAGCGCCCAGTAGAATGGCGATTAAAAAAATTATAGCACAAGCAATTTAATACTTGCCCTTTCGACCCTTAGGGGAGGACTTTTTGGATCCCCCCTTGCCCTTCCATAGCTCAGTGCAAGCTAAGTGCCTAGCTGTACCAGCTTTTGCTGTACTGCATTTGTGTCGTGCTCTAAATGATTTTCTGGCTGCTGCGCTGTAATTATGACCGTATCCTTTTGCCCCTGCATGAACAAGCTTTTTTTTGCCGTCTATGCAATAAAGCTTCATGATTTTCTTACCAGCCCTAGTGCTCCTTCGCACCTGACCGCAACTCATGGATGCCTTAGGATTCTTTGCCATTTTCTTCCCCCTTGAACAACTTGTAGAGGTAGTCATCTTCGACCATAGCCCCAATCAGTTTAGCGTCTGCTCTCTCGTCCGAGTCCAATTTGGACTCCAGTGCAGTAAATTTGCTCTCTCGGACTTCTCTTAAGAACTCAATCACGACCTTGAACTGATCGGCTCCCCTCAAGTCCTTGAGCGCTTCTGCTAGATTATCTTTTGCTCTTCTCACTATATTCCTTCGGTAACAATGTTTCCTAGCTCAGCTGGTGCTGCACCTAATCTTCCAATCTCAGCATTTTGCTCCTGAGCCATTTGTTGCTCGTATTTAGCGCTGTATTGCTGTAAGTTTTGAGCAAATGCGGGATCAGATTGTATCTTTTCCTGAGTGCTTGGCTGCTGGATGTATTCCTGTATAACTTGAAGGGCTAGCTCGCCGCCGTTGGATTTAGCTCCTACTGGAATACCAGCGTATATCTTAGATAGATCCGCAGTAACGGTATCCACTATTTCTTGCTGAGCCTCCTCTGCGGGCTGAACAACTGCGTCCGTCATAACTGGATCAATCATGTTAGCCACGAATTCCTCGACCTTGCCTAAGTTAAATCTATTGGATCCAGATGTTCTAGCTAGCTGCAAGAATGCATCCGTTTTAGCTTTCATAGTTTCGGAGTCATTGTTTTGAGTATCGAAGGATACGCGGACATCGAGCTCGTCATCAATCGGTCCCCGAAGGAACTGAATTGGATCCGCCTGACCCGTAACCCTAAAGAACAGCTCATCGGGTCCATAAAGAATATAAGCCTTGTAGGAAAGCT